TCATCCTGGGAACATCGGTTCGAATCCGGTTAGGGGCGCCATTTGCGGCGCGCGGGCGTCAGAAATCGGGATGAGCCCGAAAACATTGCCCGCCCCAACGGTTCGAAGTCCCCCATCCCGTGTGTAGGCGAAACCAGCCGGAATCAAAGCCTGTTGGAACCGCGCCTTATCCACCGCGCCAAGGCGCTCCCAGATGCGCCGTGCGTCGGCCAGCAGGTGCGTGGCCATCTCTACGGCCGCGCCGACGTCGAGGTCTTCAATCTCGGTGTCATGCTGGGCAGAGCGCGCGATAGCGATCTCGGTGCGTAGCCTGGCAGAGGTCGCCTGGTACACGTCGTCAGTCACCACGCCCGAGAGTAACTTATCTGTGAGCCGCTCCATCTGCTGCTCGATCCGGGTTAGGTTGTCTTTCGCGCGCGAGGTCTCGGCCTGGGTGGTCGCCTGTTCTTTTTTCCAAACGTCCAACACGATCTCTTTGAACAGCCGCATCACGGGCGAGGTCTTGATGGTCAATGACCCGAGCAGCTCGGCCATCTGCCGTTCCAATTCATCGGCGCGAACACGGACCGCTCCGCACTTCCAGCAATGGTAGTAGCCGTAGCTGGCGGACCGTCCGCGGCTGATGCTCGCGGTCAGGAGATTATTACAGTGCCCACAACGCACCGTGCCCTTTAGCGGCAGATCCTCGCGCGTGCGCTCGTGGGGCTTGCTGGTGACACTACGGCCAGCCAGCACGGCCTGCACACGGTCAAAGGTTTCGTCAGACACGAGGCCCGGGAAGATGGTGCGCACTTCACGGCCGGCGGTGAGCTTGCTGACAATCCGGCCGGCGTAGATCGGCATCCGGAGCATCCGGTGAAGATCGTTCAGATTGATCGTGCGACCGCGCGGCGTCTTAATGCCCAGGGCAAGCAATTTATCCACGGCCGCACGGACGCCGATCGCGCCAGAAGATATTTGTTCGAAGGCGCTACGCACCACGGCCCCCGTCTGCGGATCTTCGATCAGGACCGGCCGCTTTTGGGCATCGCGCGCGTTGACATAGCCCACAGGCGCCATATGCACCCAGCAGCCAGCCAACGCGAGTTGCTTCATGGCCACGAGCGAGCGCTCAGCCTTGATGTCATTCTCCAACTCGGCCTGCAGTCCGTAGACCGTGCGGAGAATCTTGGCCGTCATGCCCTCGCCCAGGTGTTGCGTCGCGGAACAGAGGTCAACGCCGTGGGAGGCGAGCGTGTTGTGAAATACGGCTTGGTCGTAACCGTTCCGCGCAAACCGGTCCAGCTTCCACACCACCAGGTGCGTGATGCCTTCGCGCGAGGCGCCACAAAAGCGGATGGCCGCGAGGAACTGTTCACGGTCGGAAGTTTTCGCGCTCTCGCCGGCGTCGCTGAAAATCCGCACGACGTTCAGGCCATGCGCAGCGCAGTAGTCCCGACACACCCGCTCCTGGCTTTCCAGGCTGGTCCCTTCGACCTGCTCTTTCGAACTCACCCGCGTATAAATTACGGCCTTCATCGTGGACCTTTTGCGCGTCGGGCCCGAGGCACCGGCAGCGCTTTGAGTGTCACAGCCGCGAGACTATACAACTGGTCGCGAAGTGCAAGCATCTGCTCATCGGGCAGCATCGCGTAATCCGGGCCGAGCACTGCGCGGCAGTGCGCCAGCGAAAGCCGATCATCACGGAAATCTGACGGGCGGGCGATCAAGGACGCCCCTCCATGTGCCGGTTGTAGATTCCGCGGAAATAGCGCCACAGTTCCAGCGGCGCTTGATCGCGACCGACGCGTGGAATCCGTCCCTCGGTTTTAAGCAAGGTCAGTTCGCGCAAGGCTGCGCGAAAAATCTGTTCTGCCGCCACATTGCCACCGCGCGCTACGGCCAGATCGCGCAGCATTTTCGCCGCTGTGTTCCGGTCCAACTGCGTGAACTTACCGACCGCCTTGCAGTAGGCGGTCACCGGATCATCCGCGTAAACGTCGGCATCCGTCCCGGCCGTCTCCCCTCCGCCCCCTTCAGGCCCTAAACCCAAGCCCTCGGCGCTCTCGGCTTCGGCGCCGTCTGTCTCTCTCTCTAAATCTAATTCTAAATTCTCTCTCTCCGTGACCCAGTCACCGTCTTCTTTCGGTGACTGGTCACGGCCCGAGCCCAAATCCCTACCCTTACCCGAACCCTGCCCTGAAACCCTAGGGGGCGGAGGGGAGACGGCCGGGAGCCCGCCGCCAGGAGGGTTAGGATTAGGAGATATATTCATATCTAGGGTATAGGGTCTAATCTCTGTGTGACCGGTCACACCTGAATTTGCAGAATCAGGCCCAAACTCGCCAAACCGCCTTGCAGATCGTGAAACCCTTTGACGCGCCGCCGCGTTAGAAAGTGGTCCGGTTTGGTCTTCCACCCAGAAAGTCAGAAACAGCGTTGCGCCCTTATAATGGTCGGCCGGAAGCGGTGCCTGCGGCTTGATTTCCTGCCCACCCCGGACGGCCGTCAGATAGCCATCGAACAACAGCCGGTCCACCACCTGCCGCGCCCGCAGCGCCGATGTCCTCGGCACCTTGCGCAGCACCGCAATCACCTGCTCATACACCAAGCGATCATGCCCGCCGATCCGCAGTGACCCACGATTGTTCGTCAGCCCCGCCAGGTTGGAGAGATACGCATAGGCCCCCTTCACGTCCAACGGCCAGTCCAGATACGCCGGCTCGCCCATCAGCCGAGCGTGATGCGTAAAGTGGTAATAGATCGTCCGGCCTTCACCCGCCATGGCGTTCCCTCCAGAGCATGAAGAAACAGGCCAGCAGGAGAGCTGGCGTAGCGTGTTGATCGCTTGCGAAGAGGCAAATGAAGCCGGCTATTGCGAAGGCCACCCCACAGATTTCCTTGTTTTGATTCAGAACAGCTCCAGTTGCCGCGGCCGGACGCCCGCGGGCGTGGCCGGCGGCTGGGATTCGGTCGAAGTAAGGCCGGCATTCGCGGCCACGGTCGTATCCATGGCGCTGACCTGGCCGGCGGCAGGTCTGGCGGTTTCAGGTGCCCCGCTGGGTGGGCCCGGCTGTTCCCCCGGTGGCGACGGCGGTGTATCCACGGCCGTCGCGAGTTGATCCAACGTCGCAAGTTGGTAGGCCAGGCGACTGAACTGGTCACAGCCGTTCATCCGCAGTTGAATCCGCGTCATGGCCACACAGCGCGGGTCGATGTCCATCCCGTAGAAGTGGACGTGGCGCAGCGCCGGCCGGCCGAGCTCGCCGACGACCACCTTGGCGAAGGCCAGCAGCATGACGCCGCTGCCAACGGCCGGGTCGCAAACGGTGACACAGCCTTTCTCCGCCACCTTGGCTTCGAAGTCCTCGCGCGAAAACTGCATCCGGGCCATCATCTCGGCCACCGGGCCCGGCGTGAAGAACTGGCCCGCCCGGACCGCGTGCAGATCAAGCCGCATGAACAGTTCGCCGAGCACGTCCTCGAACGGGTTGCGCTCGACCGCCTCCACATAAAGAAACATCAGCCGCCCGATCTCCGCGCCCTGGGCGGCCGTGTACTGGTCCAGCGTCTGCTTGAAGTGGTCAGGATCGTGGGTGGCATTGAGGAACGCCCAGACCGCTTCCAACCAGATCCGAAATAGATCGTAGGGATGCATGTGGCCAAACTCGTGGTTCTGCTCAAAAGAGCGTTGTAGGGCGCGGCACGCGGAGTCAGCGTCGAACGTCATGCCCTTCCTTGACGATGATGACCACGTCGCCGGCGCACACGCTGCACAGATCGACTTCCACCCAACTGCAGCCGCCCGGACACGCCCGGCGATCGGTACAGCCACACACGCGGCAGCGCCGCACCTTGACCGTCTTCTTTACGGCCACGGCCGGACGCCCGGCGCGTGGCCGGTGGTTGTTGTGTTTGCTCATGTCGCTCCAGATTAGAAACCGCCGGCGGATCATCGGCCGCCGGCGGCGGCGGGGTTGGTGGGTTATTTCTTGGCGTCCTTGGCTTGCGCTTCCTTCGCCCAGCTCTTGGGTTCCGGGATCTGCGCGACGGCGAACTCCAGCAGCTCGACCCACTTGAGCCCCAGCAGCCAGGCCAGCCGCTTGGCGTTGGCCATGCACTCCTCGCCCAGTTGCGTCGGCAGCGCGAAGCCCAAGCTATCTTCCAGCGGTTTCTTGAGCTGCTCCCAGACCTGCTCGCGGACGCAATGGTCATCGTCCTTTTCCGTCTTGTCGAAGTCGGCCCAGCCGCCCTCGCGCTCCTCCTCGACCTCCATCATGTCTTGCGGCTCTTGCGCGCCCCACGCCGCCACCAGGCGTAGCCACCATTGATCCTTGAGCGCTTCCAGAGGATCGCCACCGGGCTTGGGCAGTTTCGACTTCGCCAGCTCCGGCTTGAGTTTTTCCACGATGATCAGGGCGATGCGGCGGCTCTCCAGTCCCTCGCGCTTTTCGGCCATGGTCTTCGGCTTGGATTTATCACGACCGCCGTAGGCGCTTCCCGAGCTTTCGCGGTGCGGGACGACGTGGATGACCTTGCCGGCGCCCGGACCCTGCATCACCAGCGCGGGCTTCGCGCCCTTCGCATCCGGCTTGACCTTTTCAAAGGCGTGCACGCCGAGCACCGTCTTATCCTCACGCAGCGGGTCAGACCACTGCAGGTCCTCGGTGACGACCTTGACCAGGCCCGGATGCTCCTGCCGCGCTTTGTCCTCGGCGCGCTTGAGATACGCGGCGAGCTTCACCGCCCAGCACGCGCCATCGAGGCAGCGGTCGTGCGCGGCCAGTTCCGCGGCCTCGTCGGTATCGTCGAACAGGCCCGGCGAATAGCTCGACCGCTTGGGGCATGTGTTGCACGGCCCCGCCGCCGGATGCAGCAACGCATCGTCGGCCGCCCAGGGCGCGAGCTTCAGCTCCTTGGTCAGGTTGGCCAACTGCCGCTTCAACCGGTCGCCGTCTTCCCAGAACCACTGCTGCTTGCCCTCGCCGGCGAGGAGGGTCCGCTGCACGTCGTGCGGATATTTGGACAGCAGTTCCAGGCTAGCGTAGCTGCCGTGGTGGATCCCATGCTTGGGATTGTCCAGCGCCTTGAAGATCTCCGGCGCCAGGTCGCCGAGCGCCGCGCGCTGGACCACCCACGTCCACGGCCGGCCCAGTTGCGCGGACACTTCCTTGGAGCTCTTGCCCATGGCGAGCAGCTCGCCGACTTCCTTGGCCTCCTCGATCGGCGTCTTGTTCTCGCGCTGGAGGTTCTCGATGATGTGGATCTCCCGCGCCTCGCGGTCGGACAGTTCATAGATGGCCACCGGCACCAGCTTCGTCTGTGTCCGCTGCGCCGCATCGAGGCGGCGGCCGCCGCAGATCACTTCCAGCTTGCCGCCCTTGATCTCGCGCGCCACGAGGTTCTGCAGCACGCCCTTGGCGCGCACGCTCTGCAGCAGGCCCTCGTCGGCCTTGCGGTTCCCGTTCCACGGATTGGGCATCAGCCGGGCCGTCTCCACCAGGCCGACGCTCTTCGGCGGCTTCGCGATCAGCGGCGCCACCTTGTCCGGCGCAACCTTGGCGGTTCCGGACGCCACCCCACCCTGCTTGCCCTTCACCTGCTTCTCGACCTTCGTTTTCTTTTTCATGCTCTACTGCTCCTGTGTCCTCCATCCGGAGGACGGGTTGTTTACGTTGGGGTTACTGCTCCGCATCCACGGCCGCGGCGAGTGCTGCTGTGTCCACGTCGGGCCACTTGCCGGCGGTGGACCACAAATCGCGCACGCGCTTGATCGCCTCGGCCGTGCTCAGTCCGCCTTCGGTCTGCTTGACGCCACGGATCGTGGCGATCAGCTTCGGCGGGGTCGCTTCCCGCTGTGAACTGGTAGAGACCGGGGACGACGTCCGGGCCTCGGGCCGTGCCGAGATGGAGGTCTCGCCGGCTGGCGTGGACGGCTTGCCCTTGCCCGCGTTGATCTTTTCGCGCAGGCACTTCTTGCAGAGACCGCCCACCGGCTTCCCGTTGTGGGTGTAAAAGGAGTCGGCCGTTTTCGCGACGCGGCATTTCTTGCAGTTCGCGGTGGGCTGATGAGGATTCACGCGCGAACCCGCCGATTTTTTTTTCTCGGGAATTTTCGTTTGCTTGGCGGCATCCCGGCAGGTAGGGCAGCGCTTCTGCACGTTGCTGGTCCGCGTGTAGGGCAGTTGGCAGTCCACGCAGAGCGGCTGCGCTTTGGCGGCAGCCTTGGGCGCCCGGCCGGCGATCGGTAGGGTGATGCTTCCGCCGGTCGTCGTTGCAGCGCCCTCGCTCAGTTCAAGCTGGCCCGCGTAGGCCAGCGCCGCGCGCTCCAGATCCTGAAACGCGGCGATCAAGCCCGCGCCCAGTTCAATGATCACGCCGCCGGTTGTAGTGTGGCCGAGAATCTTCATGAATCCCTCCCGCTGCTCTGCGGCAACTCGAGCTGCTCCGACTCCACTGACTGCTGGTCGGTCGTAAAGCTGCGCCGGCGGCCAAAGCTAAGCTTGGTCTGCACCGCCACGTCGCCCGCCAGCGGTTGCAGCGTCACCTGCAGCGTCACGGCAAATTTGAACTGCTTTCCAGGCGAGTTCGGGTTGTTCTCCACATGGTCCAAGTAGCAGGCCTGGAACATCTCGTAGGCCGCATCGAACCGAGCCTCCAGTAACCGGCCTGCCTGGAGCAACGTCGCCTTCCGCGTCTGGTCCGCCTTGTCCTTAATCTGTCCGGGCGATAGCGCCGCTGCCTTTCCTTCCGTTTCGTTCTCAGCCGGCCCGGCCGAGGCTGGCGAGGTTGAAGAGCTCGCCGGTGTCGTCGTTTTCTTTTTGCTCATTGAATTCCCTCTCACTGATCGTCTTTTCAACGTGGTTGCTGGCCTGCTCACGCCAGAAGCCCTGCTTGTGTTCCGGATGGGCATCGCGAACGTGAAAGATCAGGATGCCTTCGCCGCCCTCGTGCGTGAACGCCGTGTCCGCCCAGTCGCAGAAAGGACACTGAGCCAGGAAGGGCATCTGAGATGTCGCGTGTTTCACGGTCTCGCTCAAGTGGGTACCGGCGTGTCAGCCTTCGGTTGCCAGAACGTCAGGCCACCGATCGTCACGGGATGGGCCATCTGCGCGGCCCAGGACGGCACGACGGCCACGGGATGGAAATGGGTCCACAGTCCGCGCGGCTCAAAGCCACCCGTGCAGAGCTGGTTGCCAATCTGGTAGCAGTGGAACCAGTTGACGGCCTCGCCCATGTTCGCACCGATCCTCAAGATGACGCGGCCCAAGAGATCGTCCCGACCTGCCTTGCCCAGGAAGAACTGCCGCGGATGCATGCAGACCTCGACCAAGCGCGCGGCGTCGGGCACAGGCGTCGTGGAGGGTGGCACTTCCTCCGGCGTCAGTTGTGCGCGATTGAAGATCACCGAGGCGACCGCCTGCTTGACCGTCAGCGGCTCGCCGCGCGCCTCGCCCCAGATCGCCAGCGCCACGATGACCGGCGGTGTGAGCGGCGTCGCCGCCAGTTCGCACGCGCTGTTCACAAATCATCCCCCGCATGGTGCTCGTGCCGCTTGAACGCGGCGCGCGAACCGCGCCGGCTTACGCGCTCGGAGGGCAGCGGCTGGCCTTGCGCATCGAGGTCGCGCAGCCGCCGCCGGCGTTCGGTCTGCAGCAGCGCGTCCACCTGCGCGTTCGTGCCGCCGCGCTTCCGGCGCCGTACCACCAACCGACCGACCCACCACCCCACCAACCCACTCACCCCGATCACCGTCACCACCAACCAGGCTGTCCCGTTCATGGTTGCTCCTGTTTTCTGGTTTCAGACCATCCTCATCACCCAGCCACCATCAGCTCCAGTTTGCCGGTCGCTCTCCAGCGAGCGATTCCTTGGGCAATAAAAATACGCGCCATGGCGGCAATGGGCATATCGCCGGCGAGCTCGGCCGCCGCGATCAACTCCGCCTTGACCTGCTCGGTGATGGGCACGTTGACTGCGATCTGCGGCGCGGCTTTCTTTTTGTTCTTCATAGCCTCATCTCCTGTGTGTTCGTCGAGCGCTAAGGTAATCGCTCGCCCGTGAGCGTGTCAAACATTATTTTGCATAGCACGTAACTTTCTTGCAATCCCTAGGGAAACGGCCTAGTTTCGGGCCGTTTCAAGCAGGGTGTACCTGGAAAGGAAAGCATGAAGGCGACAAGTCTGTTGGTGGACTGGCTCGACAGCGAGCTAGCGGCGCGGCACTGGCTCAAGCAGGAGCTCTCCATGCGGTCGGGTGTCTCAGCGACAACCATCGGCCGCATCCTGATGCGCAAACGTCAGACCATCTCCGATGATGCTGCTCATAAAATTGCCGGCGTGCTCGGCGTCGATTTCCGCACCCTGCTCGACATCTCCGAAGGTCGCGCCGTGCGCACGCTCGGCGAGCATGGCGCCACCTACACCGCCGCCTCCGATACCGCCGGCCGCCTAGCTGAGTGGCTGCGCCTGCAACCCGCCGAAGTGCAGCAGATCGTCTACGCCACTGCCCGCCTGCACGGCTTCGAAAAAAAGGTGGAGCAAGCCCGCGCTGGTTGAACCTCCGCTCGCGCCGTACCTGGCGCCATCTTGCCGAACATCCCGGAGACTATACCGGGCCGCCCTGGTTCGCGTGAGCTCCCGGCCGTACAAAGAAAAACCGCCGTCCGGAAAAGTGCGCGCTGGGTGGGAGACGCGCATGAAAACCCGGACGGCGGTCAGATGGAAACGGTGTGCTGTTTTCTCGCGTCGATCACTTCATCGTCTTGAGCAACACCCAAAAATCAGACGCATAGCGCTTATTCAGCGCAAATTTTCGCGGCATGTAGAAGTAGCCCTGATCGCCCCAGGCCGCGCTCCATGAGTTGCGGACGATGTACCAGTCCTTGGCATAGTCGTATCCCACGATCAGCACAGCGTGCCCGCCCAGCACCTGCTCGCCAGTCCGTGGCATCGGCATGATGCCGGTATTGGCGACGGCCTGGCTTTCAAAACTCGAATAGACCGTAAACCCAAAGATGACCGGCAAGCCCTTGGCGAGCGCCGTGTCGATCGCATTCGACGTCTGCGCCACGCTCTGCGCCTGCAAGACATAGTTGGTTTTGGCGAAGCTGTAGCAAATGGCCGGCGGCTTCTGGTTGAACTTGCTAATAACGTAGGGCCACAGCGGCTCGGGACACGCGCCACCCAGCGGCGTGCAGAGGTTCTTGACGACATCGCGAATCTGCGCACCCGAGTCCTGCCCAAGGGTGCCCTCCAGTTTTCGCACGTCGTAATAAATCTTCAGGTGCGAGACGGGGCAGAACGGGTTGCCCTCCTGATGCTCGATGTAGTTAAACGCCCCGCCAGAGCTGAACGTCGTGCAGGCGCCGAGCTGACCCTGATCCTCGACCGGCCCGCAGTTGGGGCGCAGATCCACCTTACTGGGCAGCACGATGGGCGCACCTACGGCGAAGTGAACGTCGCGGTTGAAAATCCAGCCCTCGGGGGAGTCTTTAACCCAGCCTTTGGCGTGCCGTTGCGCCGGCTCGCCGGCGAGGACCGGCAGCAGGAACCACGCGCACAGCAAGAACATCACGAACGTCATCCGCATCAGACCCATCAGGAACTTTTTCACTTGGAACCTTTCTGTTGCTGCAGTTTTCCGAACTCCACTTCCCAACGCGCGGCAATCCCGTTGCCGCGCAACAAAGCAAAGTCTTCCCAGTTGTCGTGCTCCGCCCGGCCGGTCCAGTTGTAGCTGCCGGCAATGACGACGCCGCTCCACTCGCTCGCGCCGTCGATGATGCAGAACTTGTGGTGCATGATGCCCACCTTGGTCCGGCCCCCGCTGAGCTGCACATGGTTGGTCCCCAGCACCTGCAGCAGCCAGGGCACGCACGAGCCGCCACCGGCAGCCTGGCTCCGATCCGCCACCACGCGCACATCCACGCGCCGCGCCGCCGCGTTGGTCAGCTCCGCGGCCAGCGGCTTGCTCGTGAACGAGAACATGGCCACGTGGATGGTGCCCGTCGCCGCACGCAGCGCCTGCAGGATGTACACCGAGGCATTCGTATCGCTACTGAAGTGCGACTCGATGGACGCGAGGGGCAGATCGCTGCGCGCGTGTGCCGTCCCGGCATCCCGAGCCGCGTCGAGGGAGGCCGTGCCGGCGGCCTGGCCCTGGCAGAGGAGCAGGCCCGCGGCGAGATAGAGTGCGGCGAGGAGCGAGAGGCGTAGGTTCATCACAGTCCCGTCGTGCTGCTGGTGGAGGTCGTGCTAGGGCCCGCCTGATTTGCCGTGCCCGGCCCGTGGTTGACATTGACCTGCCCCCCGTGGTCGGCGCTGATGGTCGTCGTCGTGTTCTTGGTGTTGCCGCCGCCATTCATCAGCTTTGAGCCGCCCCAGGCCGCGGCGCCCGTGCCAGCGACAGGGAGCACGACGTAGTCGTAGGCGCTGGCGAGGAACATCTGAATGGGGTGGCTGGTCCACGCCGCGTCATTGATGGACAGGGTCAACGGCTTATTGATCTTGATACCGACCCGCGCCTGCTCGGCCGGCGTGGGCAGGTCCTCGATGAGCATGTCGGGGTTGCGGTCCGACCGCGTGAACCCGCGTTGCACGTACTCGGTGCTGGTCTTCCGCTCCACCATCGGGACAGCGCACCCGCACAGGCAAGCCACCAACAACAGACCACTGACAACTGACTTCTTCATGTTTTCCCTTTCTATTTTCTTCCGTCACTCGATCGTCACAAACTTCCTGGCCGCGGCGATCAGCGCGGGGTCCGCGTCGTCGTCCCAGCACTTCCAACCGCCGATCAGCAACCCGAGGTCCGTCTCCTCGATGTCAAGGTGCGGCACGCCGTCCTGCTGCAGCAGCGCCAGTAGCTCAGCCCGCGCGTTGTTCGGCGTCCACCCGGGCAACTGCGCCTGGCAAATACCGTCATGGCCCAGGCCGCCGCGGCACAAGTCCGGTCGGTAGGGCGTTAGACCGGTTAGCGTCCAGACCGCCCGCGGCGCGGAAAAACCGTTGTAGGGATAGCCGGCGGCGATGTGCAGCAACGCCCGGCTGCGCGGCAGCCGCGCCACAAACGCATCCGTCAGGATCATCATGCCCGTCGCCGGATCCGGACGGAGTTTGGGTTGCGGGTAGTTCATCAGCCTCCGAACAACATCAGCCGCAGCGCCTCCCAATAGCACCACGGATAGAGGCAGCACCCGCCCGGCCCCGCGTATTGTGCGGCCAAGGGCGTGTCCGGATAGGACGCGCAGCCGGCGAGCGTTACGAGCGCCAGCGCAGTAAGCGCCCGCGTCATGGATTCACTTTCGGGGTTGGCGTCGTCGTGTTCGCCGCGACGGCCAGGGCGTAGAGCAACACGATCTGGCGGGTGTGTTCGAACTGCGGCTGACAACTCGGGAGCCAGACGGCGGCGATTTGCAGGACCGCCAGCAGGATCACCACCACCAGCATGTGCGGGTTTTTGAGTAGGGCGGTGAGATTGTTCATCGCAGCTTTTCCTTGGAGTCAATGCGCGCCTGTAGCAGCCCGCTGTGCCTCTCGCAAAACTCCCGGGCCTCGGTGCTGCGCTGGCGCTCGGCGGATAGCACGGCCAGCTCCTGCGCGATCTTCGAGCCGACTTCCTTGAGCAGCTTGAAGAAGATCAGGGAGAGCAGGATCAGGGCGATAGCCAGCACGATTACCGTCACGCCGAGATATTCAACGGGGGTCAAGTGGGCAAGCTCTTTACCCGTGTCCAGCGCGGTGCGCGCCGCGGCGGTGGCGTCGAGGTCGGCCCGCATGATGCCTGCCGTGCAGAACGCGAGCAGTCCGCTCACAACGGCCATGGCGAAGGCCACCCGGCGCATACCTCTCCGCTCTATTTTGTCGCCAATCATGGGCTCACTTCTTTCGCGCGGGAGGCCGCATCAGCATCGGTGCCCCGGCCGTGACGACGCCGTTGGTGTAGCGCTGGCAGGCGTAGGGGTTCATGGCGATGGTGAATTTCCGCAGCAAGGCGGGCACCCAAGCCATCGGAATGACGAGACGGTCTCCAACGGCAACGCTGGCGGTGATCTGGTCCGGCGTGATGCCGAGCAGGTTGGCGATCTCCGTGCGGGTGATGGCGATCGTGATCACCGCTGCCGTGTCCACCCAGGCATCAACGCCGATGCGGCCGGCCAGGTTCTGGCGGGTGTTGTAGGTCAACGTGACAAGCCAGGCGTCGGCGGCGTACTGCGTGGCTCCGGTGATGTGGACCTGGGTGACGTCCACGGCGGCCGGGATGTTGATGCGCAGCGTCTGGTTCGTCTGGGCCCCTGCGGAGAGTAGAACGAAAGCCAGCGACCACATAGCGAACAGGAGCGGACGCTGATGGCGGGCGAAGAGGCGGCGAACGATCTGTAACATTTTCTTCATGAAGGATCCTTACTGGGTTAATAACTGCCATACGTGACCGTTGGCGCTGGGTCAACTCCCGGTGAACCACCCGTGGTGTACGGGCCTGTCGGGTCATCCGCAGCGATATAAATGCCGATGACGTCAACGACAGAAATTTGCCAGAACGCGGGACTGGCAGGGACGTGCTGGAAGGCAATGCAGCCGTAGGTGTAGCCGTTGGCGTTGACGTATCCGGGCCAGCCGTCTCCGGCGCTTTCCTGATAGTAGTACGTGCCATCCACTCCTGCCAAACCGGAGCCCGACACGATGAGGATGTTGGTGTTGACCCCGCTGCCGCCTGTCGTCGTGAAGCCCCAGGTGGATCCGGTTGTGGTGCCGCTTTCATTCCTGGCATCCACGCGCCACGCAAGCGTCTCCAGATCGCCAAGCGTCGGCAACAACAGGGAGGTCGCCGTCTGGTTGCTCGCGCAAATTACCCCGTTGGTCCACACGTCGAACGCCTTGGCAATCCCATAGCCGGTGCCGGTGTCGGTCCACGACAGCGTCACGGGCTGCGCGACGGCGGTGGCCGTATCGGCTGGCGAAGGCGTGGCGGGCGGCAAAGGCGCGGGGATGAAATAGCCGGCAAACACCAGCCCCGTCACGGCGCCTCCACTGGTGGCTACGCTAACGAGCTGTGTGGGCATGCTGGCCGCGTCCGCGCCATTGGTGCCGTTGAGGCCCGCCGCTCCGGCCCAACCGTTGGTCCCGTTGAGGCCATTCACGCCATTGGTGCCGCTGGCGCCATTCATCCCGTTCGTGCCATTCAGACCGTTCGCTCCGTTCAGGCCATTGGTGCCGTTCAGGCCACTGGCCCCATTCAATCCGTTCGTGCCGTCGCGGCCGTTGGTTCCGTTGACACCGTTGGTCCCATTGATGCCGGCAACCCCGTTGACGCCGTTCGTGCCGTCGCGGCCCGCGCCGCCTGAGCCACCCGCCGGCAGCGTAATCACGCCGCCCGCGGCCGGATAGTTCGTGCCGTTTAGCAGGATGCTGCTGGCTTTGTTGCTGTCGAGCGCAGTGACCCAGTCGAGCAGCCCGCTCAGGTCGTCGGCCTGATGCTGCAGGCTGAGCCAGAGCGCGGCCGTCTGGTTGGTACCGACGATGGCGGGATTTGCAGCGAGCAGTTGCGCCGCGGTCGGCGTGGTGAACACGCCTTTGCTGTCCACCATCGCGGGGCGCGGTTGAACGGCAGCGGCAGAGAGCGCACAGGCGGCAGCGCAGCACAGCGTGGCCAGCAAGCGGGAATTCATCAAGGGATCTCCTCCAGATAGACCTGTCCGGTTGCGGCGTTGGCGGTGATCCGCCAGCCGTCCGGGAGGTTGAGCATTCGCGCCAGCGCGGCCTGCAGGTCCGCGGCCGTCATGTACGCCGGCTGGCCGGGACTCGGGGGCTGGCTCGTCACGTTCCAGGAGTCGAGCAGCAGGAACTCCGCCTCGAGCACGGTAAGCGGGTCCGCGCTGGGGTCCGTTGGATTGATCGCGCTGAACTCCAGCACCAGGCGCGGCGTCCGGCCGGCGAGCAGGCAGGCATTCTGCCAAGCGAGCAGCTCCGGCGTGTTGAGGGAGATCGCCGCGCACTCGAAGCCATCCGCCGGCGACACGTCATCCCAGTCGGTCTCCTGGTTGAAGGCAGCATCATCCGCGAACGCCAGCACGGCGCCCGTGGCGTCGTTCGGCGCCCTGACCACCAGCCGCCGCGCCAGCCCGGCCGGCACGGTCCATTTCGTCCACGCGCCGGCGGTGAACTGCTGCAGGGTGAACCAGAAAACATAGGGGTTGCGGACCACCAGCGGCAGGTTGCCAAGGGTCAGGATGGCGTTGTTGCTGGGGTTGTAAGCGCGGGTAAAAGGCACATCCACCGTCAACGCTATGGTTTTGCTGCTCACGCGGGCGAGAGTGCCGCGCCCCGCGCGCGCGCACAACGCGGGCAGTACCAGCTAAGACGCGCCGGCGCTAAGGCCGCACGGAGATTTCCGCGTTGCTGAAGCTGGGGTGGTTGAAACTCCAGTCCAGAACGGAGAGCGTTTGCAGTGCGGGTAGAGTGGGAGCCTGCCATTGAATCTGCTCCTGCCCATAGTTCTGATTGTACCAACTGCCGTTGTCATAGTTGGTCGAGATGACGAGCGGGTTGATGTGGGTGACGGTCTGCATCAGGCGGCTGCTGGACGGCACGGCCCCGCCCAGCAGATCAACTGCGGTGATGGACAGGTTGGTGGTGGTGGCATCGGCATCGGCAGACCCCGCCAGCGTGAACGCTTCCGGCGTGGCGACCTTCTCGCTGACGATGTTGTTGGCGAGGATGGAACACACCCACTCACCACCATAGTCGCCATAGCCCAGCGTGAACCAGTTGGTCTGCGGCAGGATGGGCTGGGTGGGGAAGCTGGCGAATAACTCGGCGCGGGCGACGACGCCCGTGGGCTTGTAGATGGTCATGTCGAAGGAAGTCATCCACGCGCCGACAGCGAGGTTCGTCAGCTCGCCTTCCACCATCAGCCCCGCGAGATTCCAGCCGTAGTACCACTCCCAGTTCTGGAAAATCTGATGGTGGGTCATGTTGGGGCCGTAGCTGCTCACGAAGTAGGAGTCCACGGTGTTGGTGGCCCCGTAGAACCCAGCGTTAAGCGTCCAGTCATACCCCATGATGCCGTTGGTGATGTAGGCCGTCGTGCCAGCCACAAAGTCGGGCAGCGCGAAGGTTGGCGTGTTGGTGGTGGTGTGCGATGTGACGGGGTCGCCGCCATCAGGGATGTCCTGCCACCAGTAGTCCCACGCCGTAAGCGGCAGCGTCCATGAGTTGGTGACGACGGTGGCGATGTGCTGTTCGCCCAGCGGAGAGCCCACCGTGAAGCGGAAGGCCCGCAGGCATTCGTACCGCTGCGCGAGCAGGTTGGAACTGAAGGCATTTTCCGACGCGCCGTAGACCCTGTCGCAGTTGGTGTAGACCACTTCCAGTTGCGCCCAGCGCACGCTATCCGGCTGGCCGTTGGTCTCGTCGCGGCTCCAGCCGTTGAAGCCGATGTCGGTCAGGCTGAAGAAGACGGCATCGGTCATGGCCCCATCCGACAGCAGCGCGTCCTCCACGATGTTGCTCCACGGGTAGCTGGCCCACGGCTTGGCATCCCACACCGCGCCCGTCAGGCTCAGGCTGACGACGGTGGGGAAGCTGGCCCCGTTGGTGATGTTGGTGTTGAAGGGACAGGTGACCACGAAGAACGGCGGGTGGTACGCGTTGGTCAGGAATTGCGACATGGGGATGGACTCGCGGGGGACAGGCCCGCCGATGCCGTTGGTCGGATTGGGGAGCCACGCGAGCTGGAAGTGCTGCACGATGGAGGTGACAGCCCCGACAACGTTGGTCACCCAGTAGGTGTTGGTCGGCGCGGCCTGCCAGATACCCATAGGCCAAGTGCGTTTGACGGGCTGCTGCCAGTAGAGCTTGCTATCGCAGATATAGTTGGTGTGCGGCGGGTCAAAGTTGTTGGTGATGTATTGAGTGGTGAGGTTGCCGGACACCCAGCCCTCCACGATCTCCTGCGTGACAAGGTTGGTGTTGGCCCAGAGGAAGTTGGTGCCTGCGCCCGTGAAGTCGATCAGGTTGCTCAGTGTGAGCAGCGGCGGCTGGTTGTAGGAGTGGCCCACCCTGACCCAGTTGGAGACATAGAGCGCGGTGCCGTCCGCGTTGGTGGCCGGACTGATGGGGTAGGCTCCCACCAGATAGGGCTGGGTGATCTGCCATTCCCAGTTGGTCTTCAGGCCGCTGGACAACCAGCCCGCGTAGGATCCGTTGGTGGAGTAGCTGGGGTCGAGCCAAGTGTTCCCATAGAACGTCCCCACGCCCCGAATGAACCCGTCAATGTCTGTCAGCACCGCCTTTGTCAGGTAGCTGGGTGGACCGTTGGACATCCCGAAGTGCCACACGAAATTGGTGGCGAGGATGTTGGTGACGGTCATGACGTAGTTCGTCCAGAACGCGATGACGGGGTTGGTGGCAGCATCGAAGTTGGTTACGGCATAGATGTCGCCATCCGGCGCGAGCGCGTTGCTGAAGGTCTGGCGATGCTCGGTGACGACCGCCGTGAAATACTGGGTGGGCCACGCGGCGGGGTCGATGTTGGAAACGGCGGCGCGCTCTTGCAGGGCGGCGTATAGCTCGGTGATGGTCAGGAGGTGCGGCGCGGCATTGGTGCCGACGAGTGGATAGGCGTGCCATTGCGACAGGGCCGGAGCCGACAGCAGCACCAGCGTCACGACCACCAGCAGGGAGCAGGCCGCGCCCTCCAGCGTTGTCATGCGGCGGCTCACGGCCCCAACCAGGCTTTCAGATCCAAGACCAGCAAGCGCCGGCAGACGATCGTGGCTCCGGCAATGTAGACCTGATAGAGGGGCTTGCGCCATACATCGTCAGTGTGATCGGGGAACGTCGCGCTGGAGGTGGGGTAGATGATGGCAGAGGCGATGTTGTTGATGTAGCCCTCGACCCAGATGTAGTGCGGCGCCGCCTGTGTGCCGCCGACGTTGACCGTGGCGGCCAGCACCGCAAAGTGATTATTGAAGCCCATCACGAAGCCGCCGTCCACCCGGACCGTCAGCGCCGTTCCATTGCAGCCCAACAACTGCCAGTCTTCGGGCATCCGGGGCGCTCCCCCCATCCGCGTTTCCTCCGGCCGGAGCTGGAGTTCGCGCAAATCCAATCTGTCCTGCAGCAGGCTCATAGATCATCCACCATGAGGCGCGCGAGGTTGTTCGTGCCGATGACCGTGACGTGGTCGCCCTGCTGGAAATTGTAGCGAAGCCCCACCACCACTTCGTTGCCCACCAGGTTGACCGAACCTGGCGCCACGGCGATGCCGGCACCCAGGTTCACCAACGGCACGTCCAACAACTCGATCTGCACTTCGTTCTCGCGCGAGGCGAGCGCCGCGAGATGCCGGTTGGCGATCTTTTCCAGTTCGCCGGTGACGTCGAGATAATCGACGGCTTCATCCGTGCTGGGGTCGTCGCTGGCCGGCTCCGCGACGGTGTACGCGTCCGGATCCTTGGTCGTGTCCAACTGAGGCAGATGCGACTGGTAGCGCAGCAGCGGATGCAGGTCGCTGCGGATCACCATGTCCACCAGCTTCTTTCCAGGGCTGGCCGTCTGGTTGATGAGCCAGGCGGTGCTATCGTCCTGCGCGGTGAAAATATATTGGTCCTCGATCTCGATGACGAGCGTGATTTTAATGAACAACTGAGAGGCCGGCGTTTCGATCATCGAGGCGCCCCACCCCTTGCCGAAGATCCAACCCTCCAGCGCCAAGTCGCCTAGCAGAATTTTGCCCTCTTCCCACAGAATCAGGGCGCCCTCGTGCACCCGATGCCAGGTGTCGGCGGACCCGACCTTGCACCAGATGCATTCTGTCGCATTGATCGTTCGCGCATCGAGCTTCTTGGCCGAGAGGAAATCGCCCGTGGCAAAGGCGTCATAGTAGGTGTGGGTATCGGGCTTCGCCAAAGTCAGCAGCCGCGAACGCCAGGGCTTATTCCGGCTCCCGGCCGGCAGGTTCTTGCCCAGCTTGGCATCCGCGTATTTTGTCGGGTCGATCTGCAGGCCGACCACGTAGCCCGGATAAGTCTCCGGCGTGTAATTCAGCACCTTGCTCACATCATCATCTGGCGCGAGCAGACTGGCCACCGTGGTTTCCACCAGCATCCGGTTGCTGTGGACCTCGACCACGTCGCAGGAATCGGTAATACGCGGCGTCGCGTTCATCCGAACTATCTGCAATTCCGTGCTGGCGCTGGCCGGTTCTCCCGCGGTGTCCGGCAGGCGGAACGTCACGGTCGTCACGGGCGTGTGGCTGATGGAGAGCCAAGGCACGGTGACACCACTATCGCCGCTCACCCAGCCGATGGCCCAGCTCTCGCCCGCGTCGGCGCACAACTCGGTGATGGCCCGGCCGACCGGCTTCCCGTAGGGTTGCCAGTTGGTGATTTCCTTGTCCCAGTTCGTGCCGGAGATCAGCGGGCTTTCGTGGGCCGGCGCCTTCAGTTCCGGCGCATACCAGTTGAGCAGAAAATAGAGTGCATCGCGCAAGCTCCAGGGTTGCGCGCTTTCCGTCACGTCGAAGCCGTAGACATCGGGATTCCCGGAATCCACTGGATTCTGGCTGCGGTTCGGCTTCCCGTCTGGGTTGAAGTGGACCCGATAACCGACAATCGGGAAGCCGCCAACGCCGGCGCTTTCGTAGCCGCCATTGCCGACGCCGTGGCAGCCCACCTTGCGCCGCGCCAGCAGCCAGCGCACGTCGAAGAGGGTGATCTGGACTAGTTCGCTTTGTGGTTCGATCGTGCTGGGGAGCTCCGCCATCCAGCCTTGAAAGAGCACCGTGGAAGCTCCGCCGGTCGGTGTGATGGAGATGGTGAAGAGGTTGCCCAGCATCGTCGTCATGTCGATCGCCAGTTCCTTCGGCAGCCGGAGCACCGCATAGCCCCACCGATCGCCATGGCCGATGCTCAGCTCCAACAGCTCGACCACGTAGCCGCTGCCCAGGCCAGTCAGAGTCACCAGCTTCGTCGGGAAGGTCAACGCCATGGCGCTCAGCTCCCCTTATCCAACTGCACCCACTGCCGGGTGTATTTGTGGATCGTCTGTCCGGAAAAGTCGCCGATGGGTTGGCTGGGCGCGAAGTACTCGATCTGGGTCTTGCCGAGCTGGATGCAGTGCGTAAAGCTGCCGAATGGGGTGGTCAGGGTTGTGGGCGTCTGCACCGCCACGCCATCCAGGCTCTTAGCCACCAAGCCGACCGTGCGCGGCAGCGCCAGCAGCTCGATGCGGCCGTTTTCCTGCCCCTGCAACGTCGCCAGGCTGTCGGCCGAGGCCAGCCCCGTTTCGATGATCAGCGGCATGCCCTGCATCTCGCCGCCCTTGGCCCAGAAGGTATTGATAACGCCCATGCGCGGGAGATTGCCGCGCGGCCCTGCCGCGCGCGAGGCGGGCAGTACCAGCTAAGACGCCGGCGGAGGAAGGCTGATGGCCGAAGACTGAAGTGGAAAGGCAAGACTCAGACTGGCCGGGGATACAGCATCGAGGCGTCCGACCAGAGCAGCCGCGTTTTCAGGGAAATCCAGTTTCGAAAGGCGATGCCGTACATTTCCGAGAAGCCCAGGACGACGGCTCCCACGAGCATCCAGCCGGGCGAATTCGCCATCATGGCGCCGAGCACAGCATCTGTGGCCCGCCGATCCAGTTCCTTCAATTCAGTGGGGGCTTCCCGGTCAAAGCGTTGTATTTCAGCGGGCAGCTCGTGTTTCTGCATGCTGAATTCGAGCAGATGGCAGAAGCCCAGCCGCGTGCAGGAGTGCACCATGCCGTTGATGGAGGCCTCCAGGTGTCGGTAAGCAAAGCTCCGCGCGTCCACACGATCCGTTATGGCCAGTCGGCGCAGCTCGTCACGAATGGCAAAGAGGCGGAACCGCGCCCGGTCCCGCAGCCAGTGCCGGGCAATGTACTGATAGAACACGTTCACGGCCAGCCAGAGGACGGCCACCAGCAGCATTGCGATGAGTAAAGGGTTCATATTTCGAACTCACTTTTTTGCACCTTACCGCCCAGCAACTTCTCTTGCAGCGCGTTCCGTTCCCGTGCCAACCGTGTGATCTCCAGCCAGTATAGCCGCCTTTGGGCGCGAAAGCCAATCACGGCGCCGAACAACAGCACACCAGCGATCAACCAACCCAACACCGCCACCACGGGGCTTCCCAGGATCAGCTGGACAATTCGCACCCAGTCCGCTGAATCCACCTTCCAGATCAGCGCGACGAGGATGATCAGGAAACAGAACTGCCAGAACTTGCCCGTGGTCAACGCGCGCAACCCCAGCGCCTTCGCCACGCTCCATGCATTATCCACACCTTTTGCCACGCGGGTGCCCCTTTGATCGCGACCGAACGGCGCGCACTATGTCACTCGACCCCGTATCTCGCAAGCCTGATTTGCGGCCCCCACCGACGGTGGACGGTATCCTGCGGCGGATCCGCCGTAGGTCAGTAGTCAGCCGTCAATCGACGGCAATACCACCGTGAAGGATCTTCCGGATGTCCGCGAGCAGCCAGAGGGCCGCAAGGCCCATCACGATCAACGTCCACTGCCCCCAGAAGCCGGCAGCTTCCCGGATAAAATAATCGTGGACCACCCCGCCGATGATCCAGAGCCCGACCAGTACGGTCTGGGTCTGACCCCAGCGGGCATCTTTGGGCTGCGTTTGTTTCACTCGCACTGTATCGGGCATGGGACACCTCGCTTTCGGGTGGGTAACTTCCACCCGCCGCCCCCGGAGCGCAAGCGTTTTCCGTGCTCACTCGTAGTCGCGCACGGCGAGGAAGACCGGGCTGTTCGGACGGCCCGAGTTGGTCAGGCCGTAATAAGCGAAGGTGATCAGACTGCCGAGCGGTGGCGGGGCGTTGCGCTGCCGATCATCCAGGCCGGAGCCCACCTTGAAGACCTGGCCACCCCAGCGGCAGACCAGCGCCCCGACCTTGCCGAGCAGCCGGCCCAAGCCGGGTGCATAGCCAATCACTTCGGCCTCGGCATCCGCCAGCTTTTTCCAACGCCAGAGGTTGTCGCTCACGCCCTCGCTGTAGTGGCTGCCGGCCGCGGCGAACATCAGGCCCTCGGCGCCGTCCGCCGTCAGCCGTTCAAACTCGGCGTCCGCGTGGGCCCGGCCGGCGCAGCGGATCTGCTCGATGACCACGACGTGCGCCGGCAGCGCGAGCGCGTGGAGGAACGCCTGGCGCTCCTCGAAGGTGCCCGGATGGTCCGGCGCGTCGAACAGATGGAACCGAAGCGACGCCCAGTCCAGATCCGTGGGGCGCTTGAGGGCCACCAGGCCGGCGACCTCCTGCAGCCGGTTGCGGCCGAGATACAGCTCGCCCTCCACCGCGCTGGTGGGCAGGCCGGCCCGGAACGCGGCCGGCGGATGCATGAGCTTGCCGGTCTTCGTGTAGAGGTTCGCGCCGTCCCAGCGCCCGCGCACGCCATTGAGCTTCTCGCTCAGCCAGCGGCCGGCGGGATCCTGCCCCGCATAGTTCGCGGCCTGCATGGGCTTCATGGCTTGGACTCCGCTTTGGCCGGCCAGCGTTTGGCGCGGACCGCAGCCAGCCGAAGCCGGCGCCGTTCGCGCTCCGCCTTGGTGAAGGTTTTCGGCACACCCTTGGCCAGGCGTCCGAGGGCTTGGGCTGCTTTGTTCATCGGTGGCTCCTGTCGTGCTGACGTGAGGAGCTTAACAGATAAGCGGATATTATCCAGCAGGAAAAGAAAATAAAGATTTGTGCCACGGCTCAGCTTGGCACGGAAGTTGGATGCTTCAGCGCCCTGCGGCGCCATCGGCATTCAACGGACGTGTCGGGCGGGCCGCCTGGGCGGCCATGCGTTCGTTACTCTCGGCGACGCGCGTCATGACGGCCAGGACCTTGTCATCGGAGTTTACGCCGGGCCCGTTGATGGCGACGTTTTTCGCGGCACCCATCTGGAAGATCTTGGACGCCGCACCACCGACCAAGGGGATGTCGCGGAATTCGCCCGCCTGCTCACCGAAGCTCTCAGCCTTTTCATGGTACCCACCCGCGGCGCGCATGGCGTCATAAGCCCCCATGGCCGCGTCGATCTGGGGGTCCGTAAATTTCTGCTTGGCCAGGCGGCGCTGAAAGGCTTCCCGAAACATCACATTCCGCGAGGCTGCGGTATCGCCAGCGCGGCCGGCTTCGCCTTTGCTGACGTCGGCCCGGGCGAGGCGGTTCATGTGTTCCGTAGGCACCGCTTTTTGCAGGGCGTCAAAGTCGGCCGCGGCCGTGTCGGTGCCCATCACGCCGGCGCCCCCGAAGAAGGCACGGTTGCCGGCCAGCATCTGTTGCCCCTCCGGAGCGAGCAGGTTCTCCATGGCGTTGCGCGCGCCGGGCCCGCGGGCCATCATGGGGAAAATCTTGTCGAGCTGTTCGGTCTTGAGGTTGAGCCCGCGCAGGGTCTCCAGGCGCTGGAAGAAATCGCCCTGCATCTTCACATTCATCCCGCTCGGCACCTTGTGGCCGTGGACTTCCTTGGTGTTGAGCGCCTGCTCGATGTCCTCGCCGCGGTATTTGATCTTGGCGACGACGTCGGGCATTTTCTCCAGCAGGTCCTCGCCGCCGCCCTTGGTGACCGTCGCGGTCAACGCGGCCATGTCCTGCAGGCTGATGCCGCCCACTTGCGCCGTGCGGACCAGCTTATCGTGTGCACCGGCGACGGAGCCGAGGTCGCCAATGCCGCCGCGCTGCTGGATCATCCGGAGCATGGCGTTGGCCTGGGTGGCGTTCAACTGGCCCTTGCTCGCGCCGACGATGTCGGTCAGGCCGCCGGCGTAGCCCGTGGCATCCATGCCCTGATTGAGCTGCAGCATCTTGCCGGTCTCGCCCAGCAGGTCCGTGCGCTGGGCCTGGGAGAGATCGCCGCCCTTTGCCTGGATCCGCCCGTAGGCGTCGGTCAGCTTCGTCAGACCGCCTTCGCCCAAGGCAAACTTGCCCGCCGTACTACGCAGGAGTTTGTCCACGTCGCCGATATTTCCGCCGCCGCCGGACAGCACCACCTTCTGCAGGGCCTCCCCATAGCCCTTGGAAACTTCGGCGCTCTTGGAGTTCTCGCGATTGATCGCCTGCAAATGCTCGCGTTGTTTTTCGAGGACGTCGTTGACGGCCTTGATGACCATGGCCCAGGAGGCGTATTTCGTCACTAGCCCCGTGATGGACTCGCCCATGCCGTCGAAGCTGCCCTTGCCCTTGGTGTTGTTCTGCTCGAGCTTTTCACCCATGTCCTCCATTTTGCGGAGGAGCGCGGACACCTGCTGGGCGGCTTTGCCGGTGTCGGCGGTGATGACCATCTCTAGTTTGCCGCTGGCCATGTTCAGCTCTCCATCAAATCGAGGTCGGCAAAGGTCGGTTCATAGTCTGCCAGCCGGCCTTCACGCCAGAGGCAGTGCATCAGCCGGCGGAGGTGCCGGCCGTTTTTTTTTCCACGTCGAGAATCTGGCGGACCGTGGGCATGTCCACCAGCGCTTCCAGGATGCCACGGATGGCCGTATCGGTCAGCAGGCCCAGCACGAGGGCTTCAACGAGGCCCAGCCGGTAGTTGACCGCCAGCGCGGCGCCGCAGGCCCGGTCTACCTCTTCGTCAGCCATCGAGACGCTTTGCCCCCGCAAAGCCATCCAAACCCGCGCGGCGGCATCCGTCAGACCCGCATAGGCGGCGTCCACCTCCCACGTCCGCGTGCCATCAGCCGCGAGGACGCGCCGCCGCGGCAACCCGCTGCCCCCAGTGGCCAGGCGCGCTACGGGGATTTCCCAGCACTGACCATCCCCGAGTTTGACCAGGTGCCCCGTCCGGATCTCCGCGCGCTGCAAAGCGGAGGGCTCCGGGCGTTCGGCCTTATCGACACCCAGCCAAACGCCGCCGGGCAGTTTCACCCACCGCTGGGCCTCCGGCCGGTATTCGAGGGAGAGAATACCGGAACACGGCGTGGCGAGCGTGCCGCTAAGCCTATCGGGCCCGAGCGACTGTTTGACCGTCAGCCGGCCGGCTTCGTTCTGCGCGTAGAGCGGCGCCACCAGATCGGCGGTGAGGAAGTACATCAGGGATGCGGTTTTCATGTCAGCGCCATTAACTGATCGTAAACCCGCCTGTGCCCGAGCATACCACCTGGATCGTTCCCGGACGCGCTCCATCCACCTGCGCCACGCGCACCCGGCCCGTGAGGGTAAAGGTGAGGGTGGCACCGCGGACGCCACCATTGGCGCACTGCGCGAAGACGGCAGAGGCCGTGGTGATGCTGCCCGGATTGACCCGGGCCGTGGTCAACAACGTCGGGTCAAACGTCACATAGGAGAGTTTCGGCCGTTGTGAGACGATGAAGGGGTGCACCGCGTAGAGCTTGCCGTCAGCGGGATAGCTCACGTCGTAGCCGAAGTCCACGTCGATCGACTTGACCTGGTCGCTATCGCCCACCCACTCGGCGGACTCCGCCGTGAGGTCGCCCGCCGTCGAGCCCACAGTGATCGGCGCCGACACGCCATCGGAAGACAGGAAAGCCATCTCCATCGCCAGCACGGCCACGCCGCCGGCGCTCCAGTTGATGGTGCGAGGCACGGTCATCACTTTGCCATTCGTGCCGACCATGCTCACGTAGCTGGAGCCACCCACCCCGCCGTCCGCCTGGCTGCGGAAAAACAAAGCGCCATTGCCCAACGAGGCTGCCGCGAGCGCGTTGATCAGCCGCGTGCCCACACTCACGCGGGGGATCTGCCGGAGCACGTTGACAAACTCGGCCTGGTAATTACCGGCGGCGGCGTTCAACACTTCTTCCACACCCTCACTGTATTGGGCGCTGGCGAGCGTACTGATGGCCGTAGCCCCCGTGGTCACACTACAAGGGATAATCATGGTCTGTTCCTTTCGCTGTTATGAGGCAAACTGCTCGCGCGGGTTTCCGCCCCCGCCCATGGCTTCCAAAGCATCGGAAAAATCCTTTTGAATGCGCTGCTGCAGCGTCTTCTCTTCCGCGGGCGTCATCACGATCAACTCCTCGTATTTGCGGGGAGCGTTCGAGCCGCGCTCCTGGAAGACGTAGCGCATGGCATTCACCCCCGGCCAACTGCCATGGGCCTGCAGCGTGTCGGTTGACTTCCCGCTGGGGCGCGTGAGAAAGGCACCCTTGAGAAACTCGTGTCGCAGATCGCCGGACCACACCAGCGGCAGGTTGCAATGCATACGGCGCAGTTTCCGGTCCACGTACTTGGGCGTGCGGCTTTGATAGACCCGGTCCCCGAGGCCCATGTATTTGCCGTAGGCGGTTTCAAGAAAATGGCCCGGCCCCAGCGTCTGGCGAAACCACGACAACCCGGCCAGCATTGCCGCCTGCCACAACTCGGGATACGTTTCGGCGAACTCCGGTAGGCTCACGCCGGTCCAGACCATGAACTTGTTCTTATATTTCGCGGAGTCGGCCATGTCACCAGACCTTCACTTCCAGCGTCGCCTGATTGTAGGAGGCGGCTTCCTTGGGGTCCTGCATCATGGATTCGGCCAGCGTAAACCGGGTCGCCCAGAGCATGCCGGCGGTCTTGGCCAGCAGGCCGAGATCCTTGATGACACCGCCGATGAAATTGAGCCAGCGAATTTGCCGATCCTTGAGAGTATCGGCGGCAACCGCATCCAGCTCGAGCAGCACCAGCAGCTCGAAGTCGGGCCAGAACCCTCCGCCGCCGGAGTGTTCGCCCGTGAAGGTCGCCGGCAGCTTGAGCTTGATCCAGGCGAAGGGGCGCTTGACCGGGGCCGCCTCGCCGAGCCAAGCAATAAACGCCCGCGCCGCCGTAACGTTCGCCGCCGGATCATCACCCGAGATGAGGCACGCCGCCTGGAACGTGACGCTGCTGGCGATCAACGTTTCCAAGTTGGCGACGAGGAGCGCAAGATCAGAAGTTGGCGTTGGGCTGGGCATAGGTCACATGCGTCGCATAGGACCTATTGAGCGGGCACGGTGGATTCGACAGGCTCACCAGAAGCCGGCTCTGGCAGCTCCGCCGGAACCACGCTGTAGCCGAGCTTGGCCCAGGCGGTCTTGGGCCCGAGGCCTGTGACGCGCGTGAGGTGCGCGAACGCCTCGGCCTCGGTGGCGGCGGCCGTTGCCGGCAGCGGCTCCGCCACGTTCGTCCCGAGCTGCTTCTGTGCAATAAAACCGTTCATTTCCGCTTCCTTTCGTCTTCGGCTCCCACGAGCCGGGTGCGTTCGAGATAGGCCAGGTCCACCACATGCAGCGCCGCGTTCTGTTCGCGGATGTTGGCGATGCTCCACACTTCCCAGTCGGGCGTGCCCACGGCCGGCACCGCGAGCTTGTCGAACAGATGCACGACCGGAACCGTGGCCACGGGGATATAAGCCAGGGCCGAGCCCACCATGGTCTTGCCATCGGAGCCATCGGCCTCCATCGCGCCCGTGCGCTCAAAGACGATCCGGACCGGCATCCCCGGACCGCCGCCCTGGGGCGTGTAGGTCGCCGCGATCGCCGCGCCGTGCGGATCGGCGCAGATGGTAGCGAGGTCGGCAGCGAGTTGGTCTTGGAGGCTCATGAGCGCTGGTTGACAGCTTAGCCTTGCGTGGGGCCGGAATCGGGGGCGGCGACGACCTCGGGGGCTGCCGGCGGCTGCGCCGGCGTGAGGGCGGCGAGCTGCGCGCGGAGCGCGGAGCACTGCAGCTCCCAGTTCGTGTTCTCGGTCTGGAGCTTGCCAATCTCGGTCACCATGTCGTCACGGAGCGCATCCAACTGGTCTAAAGCCGCGGTTTTTTGCGCGAGCTGCGCTTCGTTCGCCTGGGCTTGGGCAATGACGGCGGGGTTCACGGCCACGAGCTGCACGGCCTGCCAGCCCTGGCGGGCCAGCACGTCGCCGTTCAGGCCGGTCTGGGCGCTGAGCTTGTTCAGGGCATCGCCGGCGGTCAGGGCCACCGTCTCGGGCTTCACCGCTACCGGCTGGCCCTTCACCATCTGCTGCATCACAAACACGTTCATCGGGGTTCCTTTCATTTCTCGGCGCGGTCGGAGCCGCGCCCTCCACTCTCAAAACAAAGCGGGGCGGCGGTTGTCCGCCGCCCCGTGGGTCGTGCCGCTAACCGCGGCGGGTTATAGGGGCGCTACTCCCAACCGATTTCGATGATGGGGAGGTTCGTGGCCACCGGAGCGGGCGTGATGGTCAGGACCAGGATGTCCCCGGTCTTGTAGTGCATCCGGTAGCCCGGCAGGAACACGCAGCTGGTCGTGTTGGACGCCATCACGGCGTTCGTCCACGTCGGCACGGTGATCCCGTTGGCCACCTTGCTCAGCGCGCACGTGGTGGCGTTGGTCACCGCCCCGTTCGTGCTGATGAGCGCGACGTAGGTGGGCAACATCCGCGCCAGCATCGGGCTGGAATAGGCCGCGGCATAGTTGTTGGTCACCTGCAGCACGCCGTTCGTCGGCAACACCGTCTGCGTGTAGAAGCCGCGCTCGCCGGTCGCCGGCGTGCTGTCCGCGCGGACCGGCGCGGCGCAGAGCGCCAGGCAACCGGCCGTCAAAAGCAGGGAGTGGAAGAAGGTCTTCATGCTCAGGCCCCCGCCTGCTTGAACTCGACTTCGACGGCGTGCTGATAGGCGCCGAAGCCGAGGTTGTAAAAGCCATCCAGCTTGAACAGCAGGTGGCTGTACTTGATGGCGTGCTCGCTGTTGCGGCCGAGAACATTCGCCTGAATTTCGTCCAGCACCTGCCAGATGAACGGGGCGGCGTTCTGGCGGATGACCCAGAACTTGTTCTGCCCGGTGACGAGGGGCAAGGGCTGGTCCACCAGGTTGAACCGCTTGTTCTGCAGCGCGGGGATGGCGTTGGTGGTCGCGTTGATCTGCGTCAGGGACATCGCCTGGATCAGCGTCGGCCAAAGGTTGAGCCCGGTCGCAATGGTCAGATCCTTGACGGAGATGTTGATGAAGTTGCCCTTGCCGGTCTTCAGCCCGTAGAGGGTGCCGATGGCCTGAATCATCGCATCCACCACCTGCGGCACGGTCGGCGCGGCCGGGTTGGTGCAGTTGATCGTGATCTTGTTCGCCTGGGTGCTGCCATCGAGCAACGCGTGGTCGGGGGCAAAGAAGTAATTGCCATCGACGCACGCCTTCGTGGAGCCGGAGGCAATCAGGTTTTGCAGCAGGAAGCCCGGATGGCCCATGGCCAGGTCCGTCTTGTCGGTGATCCGCTGCTCGATCAGGTCGCGCCGAGCGTGGTCCCAATCGACGTTGCGGATCTGCAGGCCCGCGTGCCACGGGATGTTCCGGATGAAGTAGTTCGAGACCGCGAGCTTCTCGAACTCACCATCCAGGGCGTAGCCCTCGGTCATGCCGGTGACGTCCTCGAGCCAGCCGTGGTTTTCGCCATCGGGCTGGGTGGACTGCACGCGGCGGACGAGATTGCCGAACCACTGCGTGAGCATGCTCTTTTCGAGCTGCAGCAGGATCGCGGCGACGATGTCTTTCTCGCTCAACCGAGCGAGAGCATTTTGGAAGGGTGCGGGCATCTTGATTTCTCCTGGGGTTCAGCCGCGCGGCGCGGCTGTGGGGTTTAGGCGTTGGCCTCCGGTGCGCTGATTTTGACCCAGCAGCCCGTGCCGCCGAGGTCGCCGACAAACATCCGGACAAAGCCGACCTTGCTCGCGCTGTTCGCGCTGGAGAGCTGGGCCGTCTGGTCGTCGGACGCATAGACCTGCGCGCCGACACTGGAGGCCACGGCGCCGACCACCGGCATCTTGACCAGGCCGCCGGTCGTGACGCGGATCTTGACGTCGTTGGCGGCGCCATTGGTGTTGTCGGTGTGCTGCGTGGCGAGGCCGAGGCACTTGTCGCCGGCGACGAGGGCGCGGGCGTTGCCGTCCGCGGCCACCATGCCAACAAAGCAGTCGGCATAAATCTTCGCGGCGGCGGCCATCGGGTAAGCGTTCTGTTCGGCGATCTGTACCGCCATCACGCTCAGGGTTCTATCTTTGGTTGCGGCCATGGTCGGATTCCTTTCGAGGGGTTAGGCGCTGGCGCCGGTGATGACGATGCGCGACTCGTTCTTTTTGTACATCGCGTAGTGCTCGGCGCTGCTGAACTGCGCCTGCACGCCCTTGTCGGTGGCGAACTGCTTCGCCCACTTGTCCGGACCTTCCGGCAGGGCGGCGATGACCGCGGCGTCGGCGCCGGCGGGGATGACAGGCTTCTCAGGATCGCCTGCCATGGTGATGACCGCCGGGGCCTTCTGGGCCGCGGCAAGCTGGACCTTGAGCGTCGCTTCCGACGTCTTGAGCGTGGCGACTTCGCCCTCGGTCGTCGTCAGCTTCGTGCGCAGGCCGGTCAATTCCTCGACGAGCTGCGTGGTGAAGGCCTCGAGGCCGGTGGCGTTGGGCTGGGCGGTGAACAGCGCAATGGCCTTTTCGGGGCCGAACGCGCTCTGCAACTGCGTGATGAGCGCAGGTTTGGTGGGGTCGGGCATGGTGGTTCCTTTCGGGTTGGGTTCGGCGCCGAGCACGGCCACAGTCAGGATCCGGTCCTGATTCGCGCCCGCGGCAACGGCCTGAGATTCTTCGTCCCACCCCAGCGTGCAGAAACTCGCCTCGCGGAGGTTGAACTTGCGGAAGATGGTGCACGGTCCGTTGACGCTCTCGCCGTTGACTGTAGCCTTAACGCCGGGCTGGACTTCCTCGACCTGGAGCGGGACCCAATAGCCGCTGGACTGGTAGGGGTACTTCTGGTCCAACCGGCTGCGGATGCGCGCGGCCGAGGGTTCGGTTTCCGCATCGCCTTCGAGCAGGATGCCCGTGGCGATGATCTCGCCGCCCTTGGTCACCAGCTCATCCGTGTAGCCGGCGACGAGCGAGCGGTCGTGCTCCTCGAGGGCGGGCACGTCCGGGCGCGTGGGGTCGAAGCCCTTGACATCGAGGATGCAGTTGCCCCAGCGCCAGTGATTGGCGAAAACCGCGCCCGTGTAGAGCACCATCCGGAACTTGCGGGGGCCAGGCGTCGCGGTAGAACCGGCGGCCGGAGCGGCAGTCAGCAGCTCGACCTTGCTGCCACGCATCCAGAGGCAGGCTTCGGCTTCTTTCATGGTGCGGTTTTGGTTGGCGGCTGGCATTTTATTTTCTCTGTGTTCCTATTGCGCTTTCGATGAGCGGGCTTATACGCCGCGTGTTGCGCTGCTGACAACGCGGGCAGTACCAGCTAAGACGCGCCCGCCGCAGGGCGCGCATCAGGTGAACCCATCTGGTTCACGACGTGCTCGGCGATCTGCCGCGCGAAGGTCTTCATCTCGCCCGCAGGCTTGCCCGTGCCACCGCTGCCGCCGCTGAGCATGCCGCGCGTGTACTGCAGCAGCTTGTCCTCATCGACGCCGGTCGCCGCGGCCACGGTCTTGATCGTGAGCAGTTCGTTCGCGGACTCCGCGACGACGTCCACCAGCTCGCGGCCCATATGCTCTTTGAGCGCGTGCGTGATGGTCTCCCAGCCGCCTTCCACCTGGGCATTGATCGCCAGCGTTTCCTTGTAGGCGTCGATCCAGCCGGCCTGGGGTTCGATGATTTCGAAGCGCTGCGGATATTTGATCGTCTTCGGAATTTTGATGTCGGTGGTCGCCGGCCGCACCCGGTCAAACCAGTCGGCGTAGACGGGCGTGAGGAATTGTTCCACCAGCATCTGGCGCCAGCCGAGGAACGTCGCCTGCGCCTGGTTGATCGCCATTTTCGCGCCCGCGAAATTCGTCTGCGAAAAATCCATCAGCGCGATTTCCAACGGCAGGCCCAGCGGCATGCCGATCATCCGCAGGTTCTGCCGCACGTATTCCGGGAACGCCGTGTTGGGCAGCGTGGAGTTGTGCATGGTGAGCTTCTCGCCAGTGTAGGTGTGGACCACCTGCGCCGGCGCCATGCGCACGCCCTTGAGGCGGTTGACCGCGTCGGCGCTGTTGGCCTTGTCCATGCCCAGCGCGGCGAGCACGTTCGCGTGGGGACTGTTGATCTCCATCGTGTTGCAGGCTTGCTGCATCGCGGCCAGGAGGTGACTTTCCAGGTAGCGGAAAAAATCTTCGAACATGCCGAGCGCGTTCTGGTAGACCGGCAGCGGCCGGCTCTGCGAAAAGAAATCCCAGCGGCCGACGTGCTTGCACAGATCGGCGCGCAGCCCGCGCGCCGTCGTGTAGTCGATGTAGCCCCACCAGGCGTAGTCGCTGACCCAGTAATAGCTGGGGCGGTCCAGAGCGTCTTTTTGCACACCCCCGATGATACGGGGTCCCACGGTGTTGTAGCCGCGGGGCGTTCCGATCTGGCCGCCCTCAAAGAATTGCCAGCCGTCGTCGGCGCGATAGCCCAGGAAATCGCCGTCGCGGCCGACCGAGAAAAAGGCGATGCGCTGCGCCTCCGCCAGCGAGAAGCGCCGCGTCAGTTCCCAGGGGCCGCCCTTCTGCGTGTACTCGGCGAAGGCCGCGTGCAGCTCCTCATTGAGCGTGCCCTTGGCGTCGGTCTTCGGATTCACCACCAGGCCCGTGCCGATGATGTTGTCCGCCGCACGCTTGAACAGCGAAGAATAAAGCGGGTTGTTGCGCCAGAGCAGCCGCGACCACTCTTGGATGCTGTAGAGGTCGTAGCCGTGGAGCTGGCCGTCGGCGCTGGTGGCGAGGATCGAGCTGGCGCGCTGCTTGCGCTGGATCGAGGCCGAGGCGCTCTCGTAGCCGAAGGCCATATAGTTCGCCTGCGCGGCCTTCAGGCCGGACTCGGCGCGGCGGGCCTGCCAGCCGGGGAAAATCGTGGTGAGTTGGTTGACGAAGCCGCCCACGGCCTTGGCCCACGGCTTCAGTTGGACTTCGCGTTCGCCCATTATTGCACCCCGTCATAGCAGCTCACGCCGACGCTGCGGTCCGGATCCTCCTCGGCCACGTAAAAGCTCCGCAGCTCCTGGAGCTGCTTGAGCAGCGCGGGGGCCGATTCGTTTTTGACCATCGTGGAGCCGAGGCGGTATTCGGTGATGACCTTGCCCGCCGCGATCTTGGAGACGACGTCGAGGATTGCCGCGTCGATTGTTGCCAACATGCTTGCCATGCGCGGGAGAGTGCCGCGCCGCCCCCCCGCGCGCGAGGCGGGCAGTACCAGCTAAGACGCCGGCGGCGGGGTCACACGAGCAGCCGCGTGAGCAGGTCCACCACGGCGGCCGCGCCCTTGCGGTAGAGCGTTACGGCGAGCAGCTCGCCGTCGAAATAGACCGCCCAATTGCGCCGGCCATAGCGCGTGATCTGGAGTCGGGTTGGATTTTCCATGCTCGCTCTGTAGCAGGTGGAGCATGGGTGTCTAGCTGCTTTTGCGTGCGAGTGAAAGAATCAGCCCGGATACGGTGGCAGCGGCGCGTCCGGGCCGATCCGGGCGCGCGTGGCCTGGACCCAGGCCCAGTGGCGATCGGATGCGGCGATGACGGCGGCAGAATCGCACCGCTTGAACTTCAGCGCGATCTGGGGGCACGAGTGCAGCCGGCCGACCAGGCAGCCGTGCAACGCGCAGCGCCCCGCGTTCGGCAAACCATCCTTCGGGTTGCGCGTTTTCAGATCCGCGGTCCACCGCCAGCAGTTGCAGCAGATCGCCGGGCGTCCCTGCCCTGAGCCGTGTCGAAGGGCGGCCGTTGGGGGGGTTGAGTTCACAGGCGCTTTTCCGGTGGCACGAACGGCACGCCGATCAAATCGAACAGCTCCTGCTCCTCCCGGCAATGGACCACGCGACCCGTGGTGGCGCTGCGCAGCATGCCCTCGTCACTCTCCAGCCCAACCCTGCACCAACCCTTGGCGAGCACCTGGTGAGAGAAGTCGGCCGAGCCCGTCCGGATCGCGAACTGTAGGCCCCAGTTTTCCGGGATGACCATGAACAAATCGACCTGGGTGGGGTTCTCATCGCCCATGAGAAATTTGGAATATTTCCCGGTCGTCGGGTCGCCGCGGATCAGCTCCCCGATCGACAGCGCCGCGGCGATGAAGTCGCGCGAGCGCACGGCCGGCGCGTCACTGAACAGGTCCACGGCCGGCTCGGTGCGGGGAATGGCCACGAGCTCGATGTCGCCAACCTCGGCCTTTTGCCGGCGGACGCTGCCGGCGATCTCGACGCGGAGGCAGTGCGGCCGGAGCAGGTCCACCAGCGCCGCGGCGAGAAGTTGGGCTTGTTCAAGTTTCAAGTGTCATGTCCCTCACGAGCTCGCCTTCCTCGCAGGTCCGCACGAACACGGCCGTCGAGATTTCGAGGCGCCGGATGGCGCTCATGAGCATCTTGACCTCAGCTCGTTTGTTGGCCTCTTTCAGCTCGGGCTGTTGGCGAACGCGGACGTGATGCTGTACTATTTCCAGCAGGCCCCACCCTGCCGGCAAGTCGTCCGCTGTGAGCATGCCAGCGGGCGCGGCGAAGTAGCGGTGGTCTCCCATCCCCATGTCTTCCACACGCCGGAATATTTTCTGACGGTCGGCAAGAAAATCCGCACGGCTCACCTTGCACTCAACCAAGATCGAGTCACCCAGGTCATGGAAGCCGAGCACATCAGGCGTCTCGTGGTTCATGGTCACCAGCTCGGCCATGACCACCCCGCAGCGCTGGTTATTCCGCAGCCAGTTGGCCATGCGTTGCACGGCCGCCTTGTGCGTCAACTTCCAGACTCCATCTGTCTTTGCGTCTTCTGTTTTCACTTTGCACCTTTGCGTTGAATTCTTCCGCCTCAGTCCTCGATGGTGATGCCACGCACCAGCACATGGAACGGTTCGAAGCTCCGGAACACGAAGACGTCCCACCCGCTGGCGCGCAGCTCACGGTGGAGTTGTTCCTGCGCTTCGCTGAGCCGGCCGACGCTGGTCTTGAGCTCCACGGCCGTTGCCTTGCCGTAGACGGCAAAGACGAGATCCGGCCAGCCTTCCTTCTCCCGCGCCCGCGGGCTGAGGTGTAGGAACGCGATGCGCCGGCGCCGCAGCTCGTTTTCGCAAAGCTGCTGCAGCTCGCTCTCGCGCGCCGGCGGCTGGCGCCCGGCCGTGGCGGTGGACGGGATGGACGGTGCGGACGAAGCTCCGGCGCCGGGCAGCTTGTTCAATTCCCGTATGGCGTGCGGCAGATCCTCCAACCTGAAGCGTTGCATCACTGGCCGCCTTTCGGTTCACGCACCGGCAGCCCCACGACGATGCGCCACCAGTCGAGCATGATGAAGCGTCTCCACCCGAAGACGTGCTGCCACAGGTCCAACATCACGCGGCGGATTCCACGCCTGAACGGCCGGCTGTTGATCTTGATCGTGATGTTTATTTCTTTGCATGAGGCCATGGTCACTTCCCTCCATTCTTGAGCTGTTCGTCCTGCTGTTGTTTTGCTGCGCGCAGCGGCTCGCCGCGGATCACCAATTCCGTCGATTTGAACGTGTGACCACAGGCGCGGCACTTGTGGTAGCGGATCGGCCGGCGGGTCACGTAGATGAAGGTCCGCGCACTGCGGCAGTCCGGGCAGGGATTGACCTGCCCGGACCAGCGGGAATCGCAAAAACTGCGACGGCGCGCGCTTCTGCTCAGCGCCGGCCGCGTGAAGCGTCCGCCGCACTTGGGACAGTGACCAGCGGCGCCCCGACAGCTTTTCCGCCGCGTGCGAAACCCACAGCCGCGGCAGACCACCGGAGGTCTGCGGTTCGAATCGCGTTTATTTTTGCAGGGGGACATGGAGCTTGAAGACCTTGTTGCAGCCCACACACCGCCGACGCTGGTCCACTGCCGTGAGCTGCTCGGCCAGCTCGGTATCGCGCGACGCGCAGAATGGACACTCCGCCACGATGTGGTTGGTGCCATCCGTGTGCTTGATGGGCGCGCTCACCTTCGCGGCCGGCTTGACCGGCTTGACCGGCGCGGGTGCGACGGGAACGGCCGGCATGATCGGTGCGGGTGGCACGGCGGCCGGCGGAGTGGACGGCTCGCTATTCGATGGGAGACCGGGCTGCTTGGGCGTCTCGGGGGCTTCGGGCTTTTCTTTCTTCGGCATCGGGGTTCCTCTTGGTTTGGGTTTCTAACTACCGCGTCATGCGGCTGACAAAATCGCTGGTGTTGCGCCCGAGGACCTGGTCGCGCGCGGCTTCGTTGGCGGCAGCGCTGGCGGTGGCAGCCGTCGCGGCGCTCGCGGGCGGTGGCAAGTCGCGGATGTTGCAGAATCGGGCCATAGCGATTTGCCAGTATTCACAATCGCACCAATGGTTGTGTTTGCTCCACGTGTGCCATTCCGTCGTGACCTGCCCCCGCTTATTTTTCTTTTGGATTTTCCCCTTGGCCGCGAGATGCTGGGCGTAGTCGCTGCCGGTCTCGCTGTGGAGCATCCACTCGCCGGGGTTGCCTGGAGTGACGGCCATCTTGGAGATCAACGCGTCCATGAAGTAAAACTCACTGGCGGTGATGAGCAGTACGCTGTCGGCGCGGGCTTCGTTGGTGACGGGGTCCTTTTCCGGTTTCGAATAGCCCAGCGCATGCTTAACGTTGATCGAGACACCCATGCCAGGGAAGCAGTTGGGGCGTGCACGACAGTAAGCGTAGACCTCGTCGGTGTCGTAGCGTGCGTCGATCAGCGTGGCGTTGATCCCATAGCTTTGGCCATCCGGTGAAACGAAGAGTTTTTCGAGGATGGGATCGAGTGGCAGCAGGGATTCTCCGGTGTAGACATCGCCTTCCTTGTGCTCTTTTTCGATGTGGGGAAGCACGCCATACCGCAACAGGGCCGAGGTTTCATAGACGCCCCAGGCTCGGACAACGTAGTGGATTTCTGCGGCGCGCAAATCGACGGTACAGAAGATGGCCAGCGGCACGAAGGGTAGCGTGTCCTGCGCATACGGCCGTTTGTGGGCCAGAATGTCTTCCTGCGTTTTGGTTACGCTCATCTCGCGCCATGGCTCGCACCGATCGTTGTTCATGTGGCTCTGCAGCAGCTCAGGGTCGCCGGCGGCGAGTAAGAAGTTTTTCACCGCATTGTTCCAGGAGCGCTTCTTCACGTCGCCGCGGTACCAGCTCGGCAGCCAGGTCCCGAAGGTCTCGCGGCCGGGGAAGCGCGGCACCCACTTGCCCTGCCGCACCATCGGCAGCACGGCGCTGAACTCGTGCGCGTGGCCGCAGTATTCGCAGACGTAGCGGGCGCTGGCGGCCTTGGCTTCGACGTCGGTCAGGTCGTGATTCCAGCGGATATTTTCCCAGCGCAACACCTGAAAGCCCGCGGTCTTGAGGCGGTCGGCCAAGGCCACCCCGTCGCGTGTGTGCTCTGCCGGATCCACGACGAGCAACGGCACGTCGGCGAGGTCCTGCGGCTTGCCGCAGACCTGGCAGGGCACCCAGTCCTCATGCCAGGTGCTCTTGACCAGGTCGCGCCAGCCGGGCGCGTTTTCCAGCGTCGGCGTCGTGGCGTGGACCACGCGGGCGAGCTCGTCATAGCTGCTGGTCCGTTCCTCGGCCAGGTCGAGCGGGTGGGCCTCGCTCTTGTCGAAGTGTTTGAACTTGGCCGACTCGTCGCAGATCAGGTAGCGCACGGCTTCGGAGGCCAGCATGGTGGCGCTGCCGGCCCAGCCGAGGTTGACCGTCATGACGTCGAGCATGTACTGGAAAAGCTGCGTGTCGTCGGCGCGGGCGCTCAGGTGTTTGGCCAGGGTCGGTGTCTCTTCCAGCATCGGGATCAGGTGCTTGCTGCTGCGGCGCTTGGCGGAATCCTTCGAGGGCAGCACGAACATCATCGGGCCGGGGTCCTGGTCGATGCAGTAGCCGAGCAGGCATTGCTGGACCGTGGTCTTGCCGGTCTGGGGGCTCCACACATCGACCTGGCGCTTGAAGAGTTTGAAGGCCCGGAGCGGACCGCGCATGTAGGGCGTGCGATCGAGGCGGAGCGGGCCGGTCAGGCGCGAGCCGCTGCGCTTCGACAGCACAATCCGTCCGTCCGCCCATTCGTCCACCGCCATCGGTTCCGCCGGAGTGAAGGCGGCCGCCAGGATGGCGCGGAGCCATAACACCTGCTCGGCCCGTCGCGCGACATCGCTCGCCTGCGAGCCATTCTCGGGCGACACCACGGCCGGGGCTGGGGAAAGGTCTGTCATGCTCCGGGTCCGCCCTTGGGTGCGGTGGCTTCGTCACGATAGCTGACGGCAAGATGATGCTGTGCGTTGCGCAGATGCAGGTCTAGCAGCACCCGGATTTCATCTTCGGTCTTGCCCACGAGTTCGGGCGGCAGGGTGTGAACCAGCGTCCGAAATTCGTTGATCTGCGCTTGGATGGCGCCGGACCAGACCTGGCGCACGAGGTCGGCATCGAGCAGGTGGCCAGCGCGCTCGGCCTGTTGTAACTCGGCGGCGGCCGCCTTGGCCTCCACGACGCGCGTGGCGGCTTCCTGCCGGCGCCGCAAGATGGAATCTACCTGCACGTCCTGCTTGCCCTGTACGATGCGGATCAGCTCCAGGCCGTTCCACTTGTGGATCCGCCGGCCGTCACTGCTGCGCTTGATCTGGTTCGTGGCGCTCTTGGCGAGGTAGGTTTTGTAGAGGCACTGATGCGAGATGCGGAGCCCCTGCCCCGGCAGCCAGCGTTCGAACTCGGCCGGCGTCAGCCAGACGCGGTCTTCATCGTCCACCGCCGGCGTGGCCGCGGCCGGGGCGTTCTTTTTCTCCAGCGCGGTCCGGAGCAGGCTTTCCTCGCGCGCACTGAGCACCTTCCCGGAGCGCTGCTTGCGCAGAATGTTGGCCACGTTCGCGCGCTGAACCACGTCCCAGTCGCTGGCCTGGGGCGCGGCGCTCGCGGCCGCGGGTTTGCGGCTGGCCTGCTGCTTCCGGGTTGTGCGCTTTTTCTTCATGTCCGGCGCAACGTAATGAACTTCGCGCCACCGCGGGCGCGGGTGGCGGGGGTGGAGTGCGTGACGTAGAGGTCGGCCGGCCCGTGGGTGTGCCGGTGCTCGAATGGCGCCGTGATGCGCGCGACGTCGGCGAGCTGCGGGCCATCCTGCCAGGCGACGGTGATGGTGTCGCCGCCGGCGAACTCGTCTATCTCGATCTTGAACGCTGTCCCCATAAACTTTTTTCCCAACTCGCGCCTGATGGCTTCCGCCGCCCGGCGCGCACTGCTACACTCGCTCCGCATAGCAACACTCCTTCCAAGTGCTGTTGCTGTGCCGCTCCGGCGGTGCTGAAACACCGCCGGGGCACCTTTTATTTTCAAACGGTCACATCGAAAAACCCCAACCGGCCCGGACACTGCACCAGAAGCAACGGGCAAGGATTCACCAACACAAAGCCGTAAGGCCCGCTGAACCAGCGCGAGGGATGCGCGGTGACACAATCCACCAGCGTCGCGCGCCCCACGATGCCGCCGGTCGGCAGATTCCACCAGTTTGGCAAGGCGATTTCCGGGAAGTTCTGTTTGACCCAGGCATAGCCCTCCCTGTCGATTTTCTTGCCAGCGTGAATCTGCAAGGCGCCCTGATAGGCGGTCGGCCAAGTTCTGTTTTCGACAGGCTTATAGCCGTGCACGATCAGCCAGGCCCAAGGCTGTTGGATACTGAGGGATTTCATTTTAGCGCCACCCAGCCGGCGAAGTTCATCCAGCGCCAGAAACAATCCACTTCCCGGAAGCCGGCCAGCCGAAGCAGGTCCTCGTTCCACTTGGCCGTCACCGGCACGAGCACGCCCTCGAGGGCGTGGCGCTTGCGCGTGATGTCGAGCGTGGAATAGCCGTTGCGGGCCTTCAGCGCGTAGTAGCGCGATACCATCAGCTCATCGAGGCCCGCGGCCGCGCCCATGATCTTTTCCACCACCACCAGCGCGCCGCCCGGCGTGATGGTTTGGTAAATCTCCCGGACCAGTCGGAGGCGGTACTCGATGGGCACGAATTGCAGGGTGAGGATGGCTAGCGTCACGCTCGCGCGGAGCGGCAGCGGATAGGGCCGCCGCAAGTCGTGCTCCTCGATGCGAACGACGCCGGCGGCGATCTCCGCGGCGTAGCGCGCCCGGGCGGCGGCGAGCATGGGCCGGGAGATCTCCAGGCCGACGAGGCGGTTGCTGGTACCAAACCGCGCGACGAAGGGCGCCAGCGCGGAGCCGCGGCTGCAGCCGATGTCCACGATGTCGGTGTCTGGCTGCACGCGCGGCGCGGCGATCTCGAAGCACGCCTCGCGCATGGTGTCGAGGTGCGGGATGGACCGGCGCAGCATGTCGTCAAAACAATCCGTGACGCCGGCGTCGAAGGCCCAGCGGGATCCGGGACGATGGCCCACGCTGGTCTTGGGTTTCAGCTTGCCCATGGTAGCGGTTCCTTTCGCGCGAGGAGGGCTTCGAGGTCCTGCACACTGCACGAGCGCACGCCGCGCTTGGCGTACATCTCGCGAGTCAGCGGGTTGGATTCGATGGCGAAGTAGTTCGCCGGGTCTTTTCCGAACTGCGGGAAGAGGGTGTAGCGCAGCGTCCAATCCTTGAACGCCGGCGGACGCTGGCCGGACCCGTTGAAGAAACAGGCCTCCGGCTGCCAGTGGGTTTTGTTCCAGATGCTCCACTTCGTTTCTAACTCCCATTTCTGGGGCCGGGCGGTGATGAGCAGCACCTTCTCCGGTCGCAACAGATCCACCAGCCACTGGCGGTAGGTCTCGCGCTGGATGTGCTGGAAGAAATGCCGGGTCGCCGGCAGCTCCGCGCCCTTGGCGACGTCGCAGAGCGTGTAGTTCAGGTCGAGCAGGATAATCACAGCGCCACCCCCAGCCGGGCCGAGAACGCGGCCAGAGCTTCCTTGACCAGGCCCAGGCGGCTGCCGTCCGGATAGGGCAGGTCAAATTCGAACTCCAGCGCGCGGCGCAGGGCGGCGCGGTCCACCGGCTTCGCCTGGGCGGCAATGGCTTCCACGTTGTTGCTGACTTCCCGGATGGTCACCGAGCCAAAGCACGTAGCGAACAGCGCCTTGAACTCGGCCGGCGTGTGGTACTTCTGGACCTTGGGCTTGGAGGAAAACTCGCCGAGCTTGATGCCGCGCTCGTATTCGAGCTTGAAGGCGATCGTGCGCAGGTTCTTCCGGTTCAGAAACTCCGCGCCCATCAGAGATTCCCAATCGGTCTGGTCGGTTGAGCTGGCGACGGCATAGACCTTGGTGGCCGGCTCGCAGAGGGCCGCGCAGATCTGGACGATGTTCAGGCGGTCATCGGCGAAGGGCACCGAGTTGAACACGGACGAAATAAAGACACTGGAAAACGCCAAGGGTGTGCTCACGACGTCAAGAAAATCAGTGGCTAGTCGATGGCTTTCCGCTTTGTCGATTTCCTGGCGTTTCCCAATGCGGTAGGGCTCGAAGGGCAGGCAGGCGATGCCGGCACTGGCCAGTAGCTTCGTTTCATGCAGGTGGCCAGCCCCAAAATCAACGACGTTGTTCCCGTGCACCTTGATCCAGCGGGCCCGGCTGGCGGGCTTGCGGATGTCGAAGGTGTGGGCTGGCTTGGCGCCGATAACCGCGAACACGAAGCCGCGGCCGAGATAGCTCCGGACACGGCGCGCGCGCCGGAAGGAATTGTAGCGGAGCAGATCGCGGTAGCGCCGATGCAGGTCGAAATCCATCGAGAGCAGGTTCAGCATGGCGTCGGCGAGTTGCGCCTCGCGCGGTGTGATCGTCACCACCTGCACGGTGGCCTGCTTGCGACTGGCGGCCACCTGCAGCCGGCCAATGCCGTTCACCACCCGGAGGTCCGGCGTGACGATGATCGGCATGATGATGCCCTTGAGTTGCAACGTGCGCGAGACGTTGGCCGCGTATTGTTTCCAGCGTCCGGTGTTGGCCTTCAACAACGCTTCCACGGGAACTGTCAGGGGATGCATGCACCGGATGGCTTCGTAATGGTTCTGAAACTTATCCGGGATCTGCTGGGCCAAGTGGTACACGTTGGCCCGGTTCAGCGCCTCGGTCAGATCGCGCGGTGTCTCCCACGGCTCCAGATCGTTGGTGCCCCGGTTGAAGACGATGTTGAGGGCCTTACGGTCCGGCATAGCCAAGGGCTTCGTGTAACACACTGGGACTAACGCCAGACCCATGCGTTGGGCTACCAGGTGCCGTTGGTGCCCGCTCAGGATCTCCCCATCGGGCGTGGCGTAGATCGGTAGCAGGAAACCGAGCTTGCGCATGGAAAGTTCGATCAGGTCGAGCCGCACCGGATCGGTCAGGCGCGGATTATAGGCGCTCGGCTTCAGGTCGGCCGTGCGGACCAGAAAGACGTCAGTTGAAACCGAGGCGCTTTTTGATTTCACTGATGCCATCCTCCTCATCGAAACCGACTTTCTTCCGAAGCGCTTCAAGCCACCGCTCGTATTCCTTGCGCCGAATCACGAAGCGGAATGCCCCAATGGTCGCCTGCGTGTTGGCCGCTGGCCGACGATGCCCTTTTTCTTCTTCCTCGGCTTCGTCCCGGTCCACCAGATCGTTGAGCAGGCTGGCAATGGAAGGCGTGCTGCCGCCCAATTCCTTGGCCAGCTTGCCTAGCTTCTCTTGGTCGTACTCGGCCAAACCGACCAACGGATCCAAGCAGGCCAAGGCGGCGCGTTCTTCCGCCGGCGAGAGGTCCACCAGCTCGACCGGGAGCGTCTTTTGTTTCTGCCGGATGGCCAGGGCCACGCGGAGGTGACCGTCGATCAGCGTGCCGGTGCGTTTATTGATCGTCACAGAGCGAATGAAACCCACCTCTCCAATCGCCCCTGCCAGCGCGTCGCGCTGCTGGTCCGGGTGCGCCTTGTAGTTCGCCGGATTCGTCACGATCTCCAGCGGGTTCCAATCCTCGTGCCCGACGATACGGTTCTTCCAAGCCTTGTGTTCCTTGGCCTTGGTTGTCTGCTTTTTCTTCAC